ACGGTAGATGTAATTATAGACCGTATTCTCACAGATTTCCGTGTCAAAATGCTCTCCGTTGTTTCGGATTTCCGCAAGGGCGGCACCAGGGGCAAAGCCTTGGACCATGATGAGCTCCTCCAGCCGTTGGACCAGGGCGTGGTCATGGCCGATTTTGAGCTCCTTGCCCTTTTCCTTGAGGAAAGCCTTGTATTTGCGGTGTGCCACGTCCGCACAATAGACCTCAACGTCAATGAGGTCCGTGGTGCGCTGGACGCACAGGCCCCGGCCTATTTCATAGTAGATAGACCGTTCACACTTGCCCAGGGCCTCCGCAATAGCGGGCTTTGAAAAGCCTTTTCTCAGCATCCGCTCCAGGGTCTGCCGGTCATTGAGTGTGAAATGGGTGGCTCCTTTGTGGTTCATTTATAGCACCTCCAGAAAATAAGAAAAGCGGGGCTGTTCACCCCGCTTGCTCTGCTGTGTATAGCCTCAATAGCTCCGTTGTTTCTCCGTCTGGCAGGATGTCCTCTAAAGAACACTGGAGCGCCCTGCACAGCTTGAGCAGCGTGGCCAGCTTGGCACCACTCAGGTCCCTCACGCCTTGCTCATAGTGCTGGAGCATTTGGAGGTTGATGCCAGCGGCCTTGGCTAATTGTGACTGTGACAGGTCATGTGCAAGGCGGGCTGTTTTTAGTCTGCTGTCCACAGGTGCGGCCTCCTTTGATGTTTATAAACGAATTATATACCAAAAGGTATATAATGTCAAGATAGAAAAAAGCCCGTGCAAAAAGAAATTTTGCCGGGCAATTTTTTAATCCTTTGTGGCCCTCAGCCGGTCCGCAAGCATGGCAAGTGTTGCAACGTCCCGCTCATCCAGGCCGGACACGTTAATGCTGGCCAACGGCTCCAGGCCCAGAAGATAGTCTGTAGACACGGAAAAGGTCTTTGCCAGCTCCACGATGCTGGCCGGGGACGGGATGGAAAGTCCTTGCTCCCAGGAGTTCACGCCGTTGCGGGTGATACCCATACGGCGGGCAAGCTCCGCTTGTGTCCAGCCCCGTGCCTCTCTTAACGCCTTTATTTTCTCCGCAATCATCCGCAGCGCCTCCTTTCAAAGTAATTATACTTTGCATGGCCGTCAAGTCATTATCAAATAGGCTCTGTTGCTTGACAGCACGGCAGAGGCCAGATATAATGGGGTTTGTAAAGGTCAAGAAAGACCGAAAACAGAATTTTTGAGGAGGTAGAGAGGGATGCCAAATAATGAGCCCAAAAAGCGCCGGGGGTGCCTCATCCCGCTGGCCATCTTTGCCGTTGTCCTCATTGCTATCATCGGCGGGATAGCGGCAGGGGTCAGCGGCACGGCAGGGCAAAAGCCCAAAAGCCTGCTGGCGGAAACAATAGGGCTGACAGAACAGCAGGAGCGGGATTTGCTTGAGGTGTTTGACGCTTGCGGCGTTCTGGAGGTCAAAGAGGTCACCCAGTTCAAAGAGGGGGAAAGCCAAACCTCCTACCATGTCAGGGACGTGGAAACGGACCACTACCGGGGCATGGACGGGACCATCGTGGTGTGGCTGGACAACGGTACAAAGGCCGTTGAGGCCATTTACTTTGATGACCAGGACATCTATGTGGACGGGGCCGTGGTGGCCCAGGTGCCCAGCTTTTATGTGTCCTCTGCCCAGTGTGATGAGTACCGGGTCAGCGTCCAGCTCTTGGTCAAGGAGTGCCTGAGCCACCCGGACAGTGCCCAGTTTGGCAGCGCATCCAAGTGGGCCTTTGGGGTCAATGAGGACGGCTATGATGTGATACAATCCAGCGTAACAGCCCAAAACGCCATGGGCGTGGAAAGTACGGAAAAATTCCAGGTCTTGATTGATAGGAGCACCGGGGAGCCGGTATCTTTGAACATAGGCGGCACGGAATACATCCAGCAGTAAAAACATAAAAAGCCGGAGAGGCCAGCAGGCCCCTCCGGCTTTTTTCCATTGGAAAAAACACCCCCGGTCACGGTGCCGGGGGTATCTTTACCCCTCCCGGCCTTGACGGCCCTTGTGGGGGCCTTTACGGGCCAAATAGAGGCATTTCCCGCCGGGGGCTTTACGCCTTTTTCTTTTCAAGCTGCATGATGGCCTCTTTGAGCTTATCAAAGCCAAACATGGCGGCGTAGGCCACCATAAAGCCCACCACAACGGCGGCCACCACCATGTACCATACCACGGCCAGGCCCTTGACCTGGGACCAGGCGAAGAACGCCGCCAGGGTCAGGCCCATGGCCACGATGACGGCCAGGATGTTGGTGGGGAGCCGGTCCCAGGTGAGCTTTTTGAGGACCTGGACGATGATGTTAGTGAGCACCACCAGGACGCCCACGATGCTGAGAATGACGGACCAGTCGAAAATGCTTTCCATAACTTTTTACCTCCCGGTTATTTTACCCCACAAGGGTGAGGTCCTTGATGTTGACGGCGGCGGTGACCGCCTTGCCCTGGCCGATGACGGCCCGGTCCCCGGACAGCTCCAGCACCGTGTAGGTGTTGGCGTAGACGAAAGAGGCCAGGCCCCCGCCGGTGTAGGTCTTGGCTCCGGCCTTGACCTTGACAGTGGAGCCCTTGGCGATGGCGGCGGAGGCCTCCACGGCGATGTCAGCGGCGTCCACCCAGCCGTAGACGGTGGAGCCACCGCCCTTGACGGCGATGAGATGATAGGGGTGCTTGCCATTAAAGGCCTGAGTGACCTTGGCCTTGCCGGGCTTGCAGGGGGAGCTCTTGGTGGCGTTGGCGCTGTAATAATGAGCGGAGCCGGTAAACTCCACGATGTCACCCACCTTGGGGCCGTTGGCCGGGGGCTTGACGGTTCCAGGAGTGCCGGTAGAGGCCACCGGGGGCTTGACAGCGGAGCCGTACCCGTTAAACTTCCGGGCATCAATCCACCAATAATAAGACACCTGGCTCTTAAAGGTCTTGAGGTCCCCGTTGAGGCGGGCATCTTTCGTGCTGGCGGGGTCATTGATGCGGACCTTGCCGTCCTCCCACCAAAGGACCACGAAGTGGCCCCCGGTAGTCCACAGGCCCGGACCCATAAGGGCAATAAAATAATAGCCCTGTTTGAGCATTTCAAAGACCTTTTTGTGATTGGCGTGGTCAGGCTTGCCATAGGTCTTGGTCCAGTTCAGCATATCACAGTCAATGCCAAACTCCGCAAACTGGGGCTTGAAATAACCGTAATAGGTGCCGTTGCCCAGGGCCTTGTAACCGTGGGCCATGCTCCAGTTGCAGGCGTCCTCTGGGGTGTACTTCTTGCCGGTCATGGTTTCGATAATCATGGCCGCCGCCGTAGGACCACAGCCGGAGCCGCCGATGGTGGCACTTTCGCCCTTGACCCGGTAGGGCTTGGATTTCCAGCGGGGGTCAGTCTGGAGGTAGGAAACGGGTTTCTTGTTCATGACGTGATTTCCTCCTTTAGTCTTTCAGCACGATTTCAGCCGCACGGAGGGCGATGTCCGCCCCATACTTGTCCGCAAAGCGGTTGAGAAAGCGCTGGGCATATTTAGCCCGGTTTTCGTTCTTGGACTTCCACAGGTAAAAGCCGCCCCAGGTTCCGTCTGTCACCAGGGAGGTGCCCGCAAGGACGGCAATGGCGGTAACATCCCACCCCCGGAGGGTCCCGGCCACGGTGATGGCGCACAGGACCACGGAGATGAAGATGTGTAGCACCAGCATTTTCTTGGAAAACTCCATCCAATGCCGCCCTCCTCAGTAAAGCGCCTGGACGCTTTGCTCCGTCAAAAATTCCTTGTGTTCATGCTTGACCTTGCGGGCATATTCCAGGGCGGCGTGCATATCACCGTTACAGTGTGCGTCCGGGATGCGCTGGACGGCCTCCGCCGTAGCCTCCCCCAGAGCGATGGCGGCCCCCACCCCTTTGATGATAAGCACCTCATTTTTCTCACGGGCACGCTCCCGCTCCTCCTGGGCTTTGTCCCGCTTTGTGATGCGCTGCTGGAGCAGCCAAAAACAAAAGGCAGTAATGGCGGTGGGGAGGCCCAGCAGCGTGACCAGGCCCCCGACAGAAAGCTCAATGACCATGATGTCCCCCTCCTTATTCGGTGACCTCATCCCAGCCATAGACGCCGGGCTCCCAGACGTTGCCGTCCACGGTAGAGGTCCAATGCTTGCCTTTGTGGTTCACCTTAGCCCCGGCGCTGTATGCGTCATGGGCCCCCAGGGGTTGGCTCCAGGCGGGCCACTCCTCCGCCGGGTCAGAGGTCACCGCCCAGAGGGAGGCGGCCTTGTCCGGCTCCCACCCCTCCTGGGACGTGTGCTCCTGGACACAGCGGTAAAGGGTGCCGCCATACCGGCGGAGGTTGCCCACGGCGTAGTTGACGCCGGGCACCCACTCCGCAAAGAGGGTGGACTGTTCGGCAGCGGTCACGGCGTCAATCTGGCCGTTTTCCGCCAGCACCACAAAGGCGATGGCGGCGGCGTCCTCCCGCTGCTTGGCGTAGAGCTTGGCCTCATTGATGGCCTTGAGGCTATTCTGGGTGTATTCAACGCTCATTCAAAGGCACCTCCGATGCTGGAAATATAGCCGCCGGTGTCACTGCCCCCCCGGCTCACGTCCAGCTTGAAGTTGAACGCAAAGCCATTTGCGGCGGTCTTGTTCTCAAAGACATGGTTGGCTCCGCTCTTGATGTCCGCCGTGGCGTCCTCCCACACGGGGGCGGCGTCCTTGGCGTTGTTGGTGACCAGGACCTGGAGCACGGCGTCAACGGGCAGAGCGCCCACGATGTTGAGGACCATGACGGTGATGGCGTCATCGGCGTCCAGGGGCTCCGCCAGGGTGATGCTGGCGCTGATGACCTTTTTGGTAAAGGTCACAGTGTAGGGGGCGCTGTCCGCCTTGCCGTCATTGGCCACCACCTTGAGGGTGTGGGCCCCGTTGAGGATTTTCTGATAGTTGGCGGCGGTGACGGCCTGGAACGTGTTGGACTGGCCCAGGGTGGCCGTATAGGACCGCTGGAGCACGTTGTCCAGATACTCCTTGACCGTCACGGTGTCCCCGTCCGCATCGGTCACCTTGTAGGTCAGGGCAAAGCCCTCATTTTTGGTGCCCAGGTCCGTGCCGGAGGCCGTGTCACTGGTGATGACGGGATAGGCGTTATTGTCCACCGTGCGGGTGTCGCTGGTGACATAGGCGCTGGTGGCGTTCAGCGTGTCATAGGCCCGGACACGGTAGGCCACCGTATTCCACCCGGCGGTGATGGTGTCCGTAAAGGTCAGGGCGGAGCCCTTGTAGACCTGGGACCATGCGCCGCCGTTGACGCTCCGCTCCAGCTCATAGCCGCTGAGGTTGTCATCGCTGTCCGTGGCACGGGTCCAGGAGATGGGCAGGGTGGCCCCGCCCCGGACGGCGGCGGGCACCGTGATGGAGCCGGGGGCGGAGGGGGCCCGGTTGTTGACCACCGTGACATTGCTGCCGGTTTTCCAGCCGGAGTTAAGGCCCTCTGTGTCATAGGCCTTGACCCGGAACATGACGGAGGCGGTGCCAAAGGCCACGTTGTTGGTGGTGCTCCGGGCGCTGCCCTGGTAGACCTGGGCCCAGGTGGTGCCGCCGTTGGTGCTCCGCTCCACGACATAGCCCGCAAGGTTGCCCTCAGCGTCCGTGGACGCTCCCCAGCTCACGGTGATGTCCGTGCCGCCGTTGATGCTGGTGGGATAGCTGATACTGGAGGGGGTGCCGGGGGCGGTGTTGACGGACACAGAGCCGTCATCGCTGACATAGAGGGAGGAGGGGAGAGTGAAAGCGGGGCGGGAGCCGTCGGTGTAGGAGCAGCTGTTGCTGTCGAGGTTGCCGTTGGAGTACAAGTACCAGGCGCCGCCGGTGTTGTTCGTGTACGGGGAACGGGTCCACTGAGGATATGCGGAGCCATTCAGCTTTGCGATTTTCAGCAGATTGAGGACCGTGCTGGACAGCGCCGTGCCCTCAGCGTTCATGTAGGTGTGGGACTGGCCCAGCTCCGTGGCGGACAGCAGGAACACGGACCGCTGCAAGGTGGTCTTGCTGTTGTTCCCGTTGCCGGGAGTGTAGTAGATTTTGGTGGTGCCCATCGCCGTGCGGATGTTGGCGTCCAGCAGGTTCTTGTAGGTGCCGTTGAGCCAGGTGTCAATGG